GTATCATGTCAGCCAGCTGAGGGAACATGCCCACAAGCGCCTCATGGTCGAGACCTGTGCTGAAGGGTCGAGGCGTCACCTTGAACAGGTCTCGGTCGACGCGCAGCTCCGCGCCCTGCCCTCGGTCGATCGAGTAGATCACCTCCATCGCATAGGTCGCAGAGGTCGCAGTGACCCATGAGGGGACTGTGCCATACCACAGCGCGAAGGTCAGCGTGGCGTTGGTGCCGAGGTCTATCTCGCGAGGCAGAGGCTCCGCGAGGATGGCGGTGGTTCCCACTAGGCGCGTCAGCACCACGGGATAGATCGAGTCTCCTGCGGTGATGAGGAAGGCGCGCGCTTGGTCAGCCTGTAAGCCCGACGCTTGTGATGCTACGGTGAGTGTTCTGCGGTCGGCAGCGATTGCCGAGACCGAGATGTCAGCGCGCGTCTGCGTGAGATAGATGATGGAGGTCTGCCCCTCCTCCTTGAAGTTGGCAGAGGGCGCGGTGGCCAACGGACCAGGAGCCATCCAATCAAGACGATGAGTCTCACCTGTGACTGCTTTCCTCATGCTCATGCTCCTGCGTTGGCTTTGGCGATGTCGGCGGCGTCAGCCATCGTCAGCCCCGCCGCGTCGACGAAGCCCTGCGACACAGGGCTCCATGAATGGCGGCAGTTGTAGCCACCACCTGATAGTTTCACAGGCAGACCCTGCCCGTTATTGAGCCGCGCCATCTGCGCCTCTGTGACCACCTTGTTGATCAACGGCTTGCAGAACATGCGCGTGATCCCATCACGGGGGCCTGTGTAGAGGTAGAGGTCGAGCCCTGCTGACTCACCGACAGCCGCTGTGACCTGTCGACCATAGCTGGCGATCTTGGTCTTGACCTCGGTCAGTTGACGCCCCTCAGAGCGCTCTAGTTGAGCCGATAGCGCGCTCATTGACGCCTTGAGGGGTACGCCTAGGGACATGCCTTGAAGCGCCTCTCTGATGGCTTTGGTGGTGTCGGGAATGATGACATCTTGAAACACGGAGTCGACCGCCGCCACGCGAAAGCTATCGAGCTGTGCTTGGACTGATGCGGTGGTTGCGGTTGGTTCCAAGACTTGGATCGCTTCAAGCGCGGCGGCGGCCACTCGGTCAGACTGCTCGATGAAATCATCGATGGTCAAGCCGAAGCCTGCTTGAAGCACAAAGTCCGCGAGGGTGTCTCTCGGCATCGCGAGAAGCGCCTCGGGTGAGGTCATTGACAGAGCGGTCTCCAACACATCGAGGAGGCTCTGCCTGCTTTGTCCCAGTGCGCGCGCCATCACATCCGCTGCCGTTATCTCTGCGCGCAGCTCCTTCACCTTCGCCTTGGTCAGTTCTGCGCGTGGCCCACTCTGCTCTTTTGCTTGTGCGCTCAGATCAGCGACTGCCACCTTGTCGGCGCTGTCACCTTCTGCAAGCAGATGAACGGAGGAGCCACACGCGCAGGTCATCTTACAGGCAGTCGGTGAGGATGTAGCCGAGGGTGCTGTCGATGCCCTTAAAGAGGTGGCACTCCTCAGCGTAGACATAACGGCGGATCTTGCCGAGGTCATCGTACTGACCAGCCACCATGCCACCGAACTCGAAGTTGAGCGCGGCCACGGGCATGCCCTTGACATTGCCGCCCTTCTGAACGATGGCGTCTGAGCCCTTGAGGATACCCATGAACAGGCTGTCACCGGTCCAGATGTAGCCCTCAGAGGAGGAGGCACCAGGCACAGCGGAGTCAACGCGCGCCTCGCCGACATGGATGTTGGGGATGCCGAGCACATCAGCGAGGACCTGCTTCACAGCGGCGTCGCTGAGGATCAGGTTGCCCGAGGCGATACCTGCGGAAGCGGTGCCGACATAGCCACGGACCTCGGGGTTGCGAGCGAGGGCGCGGAACAGGTCCCGACCCATCACAAGCGTGTCGGGGTTGATGCCATGAGCGGCGGCGAACACCGTGTCCTTGAGCTGATGCAGGTAGCTCAGAGGCTCCGCACCGCTCGCGTTGAACTTGCCACCGAACGCAGAGGTGGAGGTGTTGTTGCTGAAGTTGGAGGTGCCGAACAGGAGGTCAGCGGCGCGCTTCTCCTTGGCGAGCTTCATCACGCGAGCGACCTTCTTGGCGATGCGCTGCTCCTCGCTCCCAGGGTACTGAGAGTCGATGATGTCCTCCATCGCGATGGAGTCCTTGGCGCTGTAGATGAGCGCCTTGAAGGTCGTCGAGGAGCGGTCGAAACCACCGATGGAGACACGGTCAGCGCCAGGAGCGCGCTCGAGGTCGAGACCTGCGCCTGCGCCCATGAAGTTGCGCGTCTGCTCGATGAGGAGAGTGCCTGAGCGCTCAGGGATCTTGACCGACTCAAAGAGCTTGTCAGCGATGAGCTGGCTGTCTGAGGGCACCGCCTCGACGACAAGCGAGCTGAGGATCTGGTCTACGGGATGGAGATTGCTATATGAGCTGGCCATCTAGGACTCCTTAGGCGTTGACGGTCACGGGACCGAAGAAGAAGGCGAGGAGCTGCGCGTTGGCGGCGGCGCTCGTCTGATTGATGTTGGGGAGCACGCGCGCCACGGCATAGTCGCCAGCGGTCAGACCGCTCTTGACCTTGCCTGCGGTGGTGACAGCGAGGAGAGGCGTGGTGACGAAGGTCAGCGAGCCACCAGCGATGACGCGAGTGAGACCGAACACGCACACCTCAACGGTCTGACCCGCAGACGCCGCACGCTGGGCCACGCCCACGACAGCAGGAGAGGTAGCGTCGGTGGCCACAGCGACCTTGCCGTTGGAGTCGATGGCGACGATGGCGAACTCGGTCACAGCCGAGGCACAGACGAAGGACTTGACGATGTTCTGAAGCTCCATGGTTAGGCTCCGTAGACTGCGAGGTATTGATCGGGGTTGGTGGTGCGGAAGAGGTTGAGCGCCTCGCTGAAGCTGATGTGCTTCTCAGCGGCGAGCGCCTTGACCTGCTCTGCGAGAGACGCGCGCGTGAGCTCCTGACCAGACGCGCCATGACCCACCTCGTGGAGGGGGACCGCGCTGTTGGCAGGGCGCTCGCTGAACATCTTCCAGAAGATGGGCTGAGTGGTCTTGGCATCGAACGCTGCCTCGACCGCCGCCTGCTCTGCGGGACTGACCTTGCCCTCACGCAGGAGAGCGGTCACAGCCTCACGACGCTCGATGGCGCGCTTCTCCGCATCGATGGCGGCGAGCTTCTCGGACAGCTGCTTGTTGGTGGCGCGGAGGGCGTTGATCTCAGACATGAGGGTCGCCTCGCTCATCATCTTCGGCTTGTTCTTGTACTCGCCATCGACAACGACCACGGCTGGCTTCTCCTCCTCCTCCTCGGGCATCTCAGGCTTCATCTCCTCGACGGGCATCTCTGCCTTGAGGGAGGCCTCGGCCTGTGCCTGCATATCGGCGATCTTCTGCTCAAGCTCTTTGACCATCGCGTCTTTGGCGACGAGCGCGGCCTTGAGATCTTCGGGCGACATCTCGGCGATGTTGTCCATCTGTAGCGTCTCCTTGAGTGTGACCCTGTCGATTGAGGCGTTGCTCTGAGCAGGGCGAGGGGTGAGAGTGATTGCGAGGAGCTGCGCGCTCCCGACCTTCTTGCCGCCGTCACGGCTAAAGATGTTGCCCGTGACATACTCGGGCGAGGACCACAGGACACCGCCTGCATCCTGCACCACCTTGAGCCCGCGCTCGTTGTAGGCAGGGGTCGCGTAAAGACCATCGGCGCGCATCTCAAGATCAACAACGAGACCGAGAGCGCCACCAACATCAGGAGGAGCAGGTGTGCCAGGATTGAACGGTGATGACGCATGCTGCCAATCGATGATCACAGGGTCCTCAAGACGCCGCTCACGATAGACGCGCAGGAGTTCAGAGCAGAGGGAGGCGTCAACCTCCCCTAGCGTCTCACCGCTGAGGCGCGCGCTGACCTGCCCGATGGCGAGCGTCTTAAATGGTTTGCCGAGGGTCAGCCCCTCGGGGATGTCATAGGTGGCGGTCGATGCCATCTGCACCGCCTCACCGTATGCGCGTAGGGTCGTCACCTTCTCATCAGCAGCGTTCATCTGACCGACCACCTTTCGAGCCCACGCATATCCAGCGTCACCGCCCCAACCATCCCAAGCCTGCCGACCTGGGCCATAGTCATCCCAAGTCGAGCCCTGCTTGTCGATCTCGTGGCGCGTGAAGTAGGCAAGCATGCGACGCAGAGTATCAGGGGAGAGACGACGCCCAGCCGACAGGTCACGAGCGCGAGCCAAGCCTACAGGCGTCATCCCACGCTGTGAGGGGGGCGCCTCGGCACGCTTGCGGAGAGCGCGAGCGGCGGCTTCTTGTGCGCCCTTGGGGGGCGTGAAGTCGATGTGTGCGTACTTCTCAGGCACTGCCCAAGTGTAGCCGACGAGGAGCGCGCGCTGTTTAGCCTTGGCTACCATCACGCCTCCTCTTGATGAGCTGCTCTGCGAGTGCCGCGACAGGTGAGGGCGCGGTGCGCTGAATGGGCGCGCGCTCTGCCTCCTCGGGAAGCTCACCTGCACCGAGGCGCTCACGGATGGCGCGCTCAAGGTTGTTGTCAGGAGTGAGGAGCCCAGCCTGCACGAGCGCAGGCAACATCCCTAGCGACTCAGCCAGGTCATCTGTGTCTAGACCCGTGTGCTGAAGGCGAGGGAGCTTCGAGGGGTCCACAGGCCCATAGTTGAACGCGATCAAGCGCCCGATGGTCCCTGCGCCTCGGCGGTCGACACCGTTGACCGCTGACGCCACCAGGTCACAGAGGTTGATTGCCGCGCGTCTGAACACGGACAGGTGAACCTCACCGACCGAACGCGAGCCTGTGTCGCTGATGCCCAGGTTGGCGAACTGCGCGAGGAAGGCTTGACTGATCTGATTATCGCACTCTCGGATGATGTCGAGAGGACCTTGAGCATAGAGGTTTGGCGCGGCGGCGTAGTTGTCAAAGCTGACCACATTGTTCTCAATGAGATAGCTCTGCTCTGCCGACAAGAACGCCTGCGCTTGGCTCTCTGCCTCGTCAACCATCGTGTTGATGTCGGCATCTGAGAGCCCTGCAAGCTCTGCCGCCGCGCGGTCAACCTTGACCTTGGGCGCAGGTATCGCCCACCGATCAACGCCAACACACATGAGGTTAGCTACGCGCTGTTTGGTCCTCCACCACCACCACACAGGGCGAAGCATGCCAGCGCCCTCGAAGTTTGAGCCTGTGCGGTTCAGCGTGAGCAGGAGGAGCTTGTTGGCAGGTATCGGCTCAGGGGTCTTGCCGATGCCGACCATGTTCTGCAAGACGCCATCGAGGTTCTGATTATCACGAGACAGCCACCGCATATGAGCTGATGGCTCTCGGTCGGCGTAGTGGTCGAGCCATACTCGGACCTTGCCGTTCTCATCTGGGCCTACGCGATACACCTCCTCGGCGTAGCGATAGCCGACAGGCACGAACTCAAACAGATAGCTGAGTTGCGCCTCCCACGAGAGCGACATCTGCCCTGCATAGCCATCGAGCCCGAACGCCTCGTTTGCGAAGCGAGCAAGCTCGAGCGCGACAGGGTCCTCCTCATCGGCAGGCATGAAGCGCCATGTCGCGGAGAGGAGGGTCTGACGAAGCATGTGCCACGAGCGCCTGACCACAGGGTCAGTCCGCAGCATGTCCTCTGCCTCAGTGACCCAGTTGAGCCCTGTGAGTTGAACATTGCGCTCATACCCAGAGATGACACCGCCTGAGAGCTGAGTGCCACTGATCCCGCGCGTGACAAAGCGCGGATGCAAGGCGCGCATGTGCCTCGGGGTATCGTCTATCTCTGAATAGTCCATAGCGCCTCGACGGTGAGGTGGTGCTGATGATGTGCCGTCGAGGAGTCCAATGAGTTCTAGCTTGCACTATTGATGAGTGCTCTCAACCTTGTCAACAGTCTTGATACTTCCCGCCTCATCGAGGTCAACCACTCGCTCCACCACAAAGCCTTGAGGCACATCGAGGAAGCCAGATGGGAGGGTGATGTCGTGGACCCAGTCACCTGCCTTGTCGAGACCGAACAAGAACAGGAAGCCCGAGATGGGATGGCTGATGGTGTTGTGGATGAACCACATGAGCTTATTCATTAGCTGTCTCCTTGTTGGTGGTCTTGGCTTTCTCGTCAGCCTCATCGAGGGCCGCCTCGATCTCAGCGAGGAGGGCGAGGCTCTGCGCGTGGAGCTCATGCTCAGGCTCAAGAGGCACATGCTCACGCAGTCGAGCGCGCAGGTCATGGGTCTTGTGTGTCGGCTTCATCATCATCCTTCCACTTGCCTTGCGCGTCGAAGTCGCCTGGCTTGTAGTGCGTGACCTTGGTCGATGTGCCTGTGCAGTAGCCTCGCGTCATGCCCGACAGGTGAGGCACGATGCGCTCGTTCTTGACCGCTGTGAGCTGTCCACAGACGGGGCAGTAGATGGGGCGCGGATCATCGACCAGCACGGCGGGCCTCCTCCTTGCGCGCATACTCCACCTCGCGCGTCAGATACCAAAGCGCCTTCTCAAGGTCCTCAAGGCGGTCGAGCTTGTGACCTGCGCGCGCCACATACTTGACCACGTTTCCGAGGTTGAAGTTGAGATCCCACGCCTCGATAGCGGCAATGACCTCGACGCCACTCTGGGCGTGATAGTGAGGGGGATGATTAACGCTGCTCATCGTCTGTCTCCTCGGGCTTCTTGCTTGGCTTGGTGGGAGGTGGTGTCTTGTCGAGGGTGACATGAAGGCGCTCCTCCACCTTCTTCTTGAGCACGGCGACGAGCCAAGCGTTGAGCGTGCCTGCGCCCGCCCCGAACCAGATATCGACCCACTTGGGGCCGAGGGTGTAGCCGACCACCGCACCGCTCACGATGGCGAGCAGACGCACGATGGCGCGGCGGCGCTCACGGTCGTCTGCCAAGATGGAGACGAACGGCTTGATGACCTCGGTGGCACCGAAGCTGATCACCGACGCCAAGATGATGAGCACTACATGCTCCTCGATGGTGGTCACGGTCAGGTCGCTCATGTTGCCCTCCTTGGTGTTAGAACACGGCTGAGGAGGGTCGCGCATTTCGACGGCTCTTGTCTAGTGTCGTGGCGCGTGACTGATACCTGCCGACCACATCAGCCCAGTAGTGGAAGATGCAGTCGTACCTCAGCGCGTCGAGAGGGTCCTCGCGCCCATCCTTCTTGGGCTGTTCGGTGGTGTCCCAAGCATAGGAGAGCAGCGCCTTCCTCAGCGAGTTGCCAAGCGCGCGCTCACCTGCCTCCCACGCCTCTCGGGTCATGAGGTACTGCTTGCGAGCGAGGGCGCGCTTGAGCTTCTGCACACCGTTGAGGATGTCCACGCGAACGGGGTCAGTAGTCGAGCGGAGGGGTAAACCTATACCCCCCTCATCGATGGGGCGCGACAAGACCGCGAACGCGCTCCTGCCTGTTTGGTCGTTGCGGGCGTGACCTGCCTTGTCGGCGACCCCCGTGTCGAGCCAGATGCGCGGACCAGGTGCCGAGGCTTGGTGAGCTCGTGGCCATGCCACCGCCAAGATGAGGCGCGCGAGCTGATCCACCGTCACCTCTTGAGGGTTGATCTCCTTGATGACAACAGTCGCGTCAAGCGCCTCGTCATACGCCATGATGACGACCGCTGGCTTGCGGAAGCCCCAATCGATGGCGATGCGCCCTGTCATCTCAGGGCGATATGACCAACCGCTGACGACGTGAGTGTCTTCGCCCCACTCATTATAGACCAAGCCCGAGGGAGGGCGCGGTCGGTTCATCACCATCGCCTCGCGCTCGTCAGGTGGGAGGAGCTTGGTCGCCTCGAACCACTCAGCCGAGAGGTTGTCTTGGTTGACATACGAGCTGAACAGGAGAGGGAGGTGGCCCGCCTGCTCTGCCATCTTGCACCACCACGCATCGACCACGGGGAGCCCGACCAAGACGAGCGTGGGAGAAGGACCTGAGCGCAGACGCCCTAGCGCCTTGTGCGCCACCTCGGGACCAAGCGTCTGACACTCGTCGATGAACGCCACACCGCTTGTCACATTGATACCCTCTAGGGGGTTGTGCGAGGCGTCACGAGTGCCTGGGCGATAGTACGACCGACAGATGACCGATGAGCCCGAATGCGTGTCAGTCCACTTGTGGAGCGTGTGGTTGTAGGTCCATCCACGAGGCGCGAGCCACTTCTCGATCTCGGGCATGAGCACGCTGTTATAGCGTGGCGTCGTGTCGGTGATGAGGAGTGAGGTGGTGCCAGGTCGCGTCTTGGCGATGAACCACAGCGCGAAGATGAGAGATGTAGTCTTGCCTGACCCCCAACCACAGCGCGCCGCGATGATGGTGTCTCGGCGGCGGAGACCACCGATGACGGCGCGCTGTAGGTCGTTGAGGGTGAAGTCGGTCATCTCTACAAGTGCTTGCTGATCGCTGCGATGATGTTGTGGTGGTGCGTCTTATTGCCGATCTTATAGAACAAGGTCGGCAGCCCTTTGAGGATTATTCTTGTCCGCACAGCCCCCTCTAGCGTGACCTTACGCCAAGCGAGCACGAGCACACCGATCAGCGTCAGATGCAGCTTGGTTGTGACGAATACGCTGTTGGGTTTCAGATGTGCGGCCTTGATGCGCTGCTCTCCGCTCATGGCTTGGAGGATATGAAACTCTCTGACCACCTCGGCGGGGAACTTATCCAACACTGCTTCGACCCCACCGAGGAGCGTCAGCTCACGCTCAAGCGTCTCGAACAGGAGTGCTTGGCTCTCGTTCGGCAGGTAGCGCTCCACCTCTGCGACAGGCGCAGGGACAGGCGCAGGCTCAGGCTCAGGCGCAGGCTGAGGCGCAGGCGCGACCGGTGCGAGAGTCGGCATGCGGAGGGGCTGATTCATCGTGACCACAGGCACATCATCAACAGGCAGGAGCGCGAGCTGAGTCTCGGTGCGCGTGACTGAGATGTCGGGCAGGAGCTCATAGAGCTTGTTGAGCAGGAGTCCAAAGCGCTCAAAGCCTGTCACCTCTTGGGGGCGCGTGTCGCCTCGATGACCTTCGATGAGCACAGCGGGACAGTCGAGGAGCGCCAACTCATGCTCCTCGTGCGTCTTGGCGGTGAGCTTGGAGGTGTTGACGATGACATACCACCAGAGGGGAGCAGCGTGAGCGAGGCGCCCGAGCTGAGTCATGTTGCGGTCGCTGTTGGTGACCTCATTGAACAAGGCGAGGTTGCCACGCGCCTGCTTGGTGGTGGTCTTGACCTCGATGAGGAGACCATACTTGAACGAGCCATCGAACGACACAGCGAGGTCAGCAGCGCCCCGCAGGTCTGAGAGCATGTCGGTCATCGTGACGAATGGGCGAGCGGCATCATCAGTGCGGATGATGCGCAGGGCAGGGTCACAGATAATCGCGCCGAGGAGCTTTGAGACGATGAGCTGATGAGGGATCGTCTGGTCGATGGTGCGATGTGACTCGATGAGTCGCGTGGGTCGGTTCAAGGTCATTCTCCGTCAATGTGTCCAATGGCTGTCGCTAGTGATAACACGCGATCAGCGTAGGTGCGTGTGCCTCCATAGGCACTGAGCGCTCCACCGACAGGGCGCCGCGCGAGGTGATAGGCGAGCGCCCTGACGCCAGCTTCAACGAGGTCACAGCCCTCGACGATGTGCTCACCGTTGACCTCCCACTGCCCTCGGCGGTCAGCGCACCAATAACGAGCGATGACCTGCATTGGGCCTGTGGCGCCGCAGGGCGAGGTGAGACCGAACTGTAGACGGCTCTCATGCCACGCGAGCGCGACAGCCAGGGCGGGCTCCACATCGGCGCGGTCTGCGCTGTCCACCACCATCTGACACACCTCGACTGCGCGGTCGAGCGCCTGACCTGTCGGTGGCTCCTCTCCCATCGTCTGAGCGAGAGCGAGGATCCACAAGGAGCAGAGCGCGCTCACTCGTCGACCTCGGGCTTCACGCTGTCGTTGGTCTGCTCAATCATGGCGATGACCTCAGCGATGCCGTTGCTCTGGGTGGCGGTCACCTGCAGCTCCTTCTTGGCGCCGAACTCGTCAGGTCTCAGACGCTCAAGACGCCACGCCGCCGCCTTCCAGTCGGTGTCACTCGCACGGTCCACCTTGGCAGTGAGGACTGCGATCTGAAACTCAAGGGCATCCTCCACCGCCTCCTTGAACTCCTCATCCTCCTCCCTCCACCGGTGCACCGTCGCAGGGTTCAGACCTGCGAGCCTCGCCGCTCGCGTGATGGGCTGTCCATCTCGAATGTTATCGATGACAGCCTGCATGCGCTCAGGGCTCTTCTTGGTGCGGAGATCGCGCGCGCGCGCCGTTGCTTCTTGCACATTATCAATGGGTTGGGACTCTCTAGCTGCCAGTCCGCTCCAATCGCTTTTGCTCATCGATCATGCTCCTGATTTGCTTGATGCAACCGTGCACCGTGTTGGGGTTGAACCCATGCGCGCGAGCGTACTCGCTCCCACTGAGTCCGCCTTGCGCCATGCACTCCCAGACAGCCATGCGCCGATCGCGGTCGAGTGGTCCCCCGATGTACTCGTCACATGAGCGTTGCACGATGGCGCGCCACTCTTGCTCCTGCATGTGAGCCAAGACAATGTCCTCTGGGCTGTGGTCGAGAGCGCGCACCTCGATGCGCTGTTGCTCCCCTCCTGCCTCGCGCAGGTCAGCGAGGCGGTCACAGTCCGCATACTCTCGACGGCGGTCACGCAGGCGATTGATGGCCAAGCGGCGCGCAGAGCGAACGAGGAAGTGAGGGAGCCCCTTCTCATCGCCATCCCACAGGTCGGGGTTGCGCGTCAGCTTCTCGCCCAGGTGAGAGATGATGTCGTCTGCTTGAGTGCCGATCCAATGCTCTAGGCACCGAGTCAACATGGGGTAGTGGGTCTTGTAGAGGCCTGTCATCAGGCGCTCGATCTTGGTCGGTTTGCGCTTCATCGTCGTTGTCACCAATGAGGTCACGGAAGAGCTCCTCTAGCTCCTCGTCGGTGGGGATACTAGACCAAGGCAAGCGACACATCAAGGAGACTCAGCGCCAGATGTCGTGAGGGGCGCGCGCTTGAGCGTCATGAGCATAAGCGCTTTGACCGCCATCGGTCGCGGAGGTGTCAGGTCGAGGGTCGCGAGGGTCGATGAACTGAAAATGATCGACGATGACCTCCATGTCAGTCTTTTCAACGCCTTGGCTGTCCGTGAAGGTGCGACGCTTGACCTTGCCCTCGATGAGGACTCGGGTGCCCTTCTTGGGGAGCACACCTGCGAGGAACTTGGCGAGCGTGTTGAACGCCGAGCAGGAGAACCACTGGGTGTCGGTCTCCCCGTTGGGCATCGGTGAGTTGACCGCGAGGGTGAAGGCGACGATGGGTCGATCTGAGGAGCCTCGAACCTGCGCGTCTTTGCCAAGCCTGCCGATGAATATCACTTTGTTCATGTGGACTCCTTGTAGATGTGTTCACTGCTAACACGCGAGGAGGTGTTTCACATGAGCGACAGCGACAACGGCAGATTGATCAAGGTGGGTGGTGGAGCGGTGGAGCTCATCGATGTGATGGGCGATGCGCGCACGGTGGTGAACGCGGCGAGGGTCAGCATGGGAAAGCATGTGACCGAGATGAGTGAGGCGGATGCGCGCTTGATTAGATACCTCTGGGAGCACGAGCACACATCGCCCTTCCGTCATGTGACGCTTCAGTTCCGCATCAAGGCGCCTGTGTTTGTCTTGCGTCAGTGGATGAAGCACCAGGTGGGGTGTGCATGGAACGAGATCAGCGGGCGCTATGTGACCTTCAACGATGAGGTGTGGTTGCCTCAGAGGTGGCGCGCGCAGTCGGCCAAGCTGAAGCAGGGGAGCGAGGGACCGCTCGATGATGTTGACGCGCTGTCCGCCTCACTCATCTATCAGGAGGCGGTCACTCAATCCCTCATGGCGTATCACCACCTCCTGCGCCTGGGTGTGGCGAAGGAGCAGGCGCGCATGATCTTGCCTCTGTCGCTGATGAGTGAGTGCTACTGGAGCGCCTCGCTTCATGCGGTCATCCACTTCCTCAAGCTGCGCCTCGACCTCCACGCCCAGGAGGAGATCCGCGACTTCGCGCGCGCTGTCAGGTCGTTGGTCGAGCAGGTGGAAGGCTTGGAGTATGTGTTGAGCGTGGCTCTAAAAGACTGAGCCCCCACCTCAGCTACACGACCACGCAGACACCACACTGCGAGGACATGAAGGGAGTTCTGAGGTGAGGGCGCAGGGCTCTAGCTACACATCGAGACAACACGCTTGAGGAGGCATATCGTGAACGACAAGTGGAAAAAAATGTGGATGGACTTGGCTTGTGTCCTGTCGCAGGCGTCGAGCTGTCCTCGAGGGCGCGTCGGTGCGTTCATCATTGACCCTCGGAACAACCCTGTGAGCGCTGCCTACAATGGAGGACCACGAGGGGCCATCGGCTCGCTGTGCGGTGGGGAGTTCTGCGAGCGGTCAGCCAGATGTATTGCATCGGGGACACAGACCGAGATCGGTTGTCACCACGCCGAGCAGAACGCCATCGCGAACGCGGCGGCGCGAGGCATCGCGACTGAGGGCTGTGTGATGGTGACGAGCTGCTCCCCCTGCCTTGCGTGTGCGCGCCTCATCCACCACGCAGGGATCAAGGAGGTGGTGACGATAGTCGGGTACGATGAGCGCGGTGCAACCTACCTGCGGAATGTGGGCGTGGAGGTTAGCGTCACTCGTCTCTTTGAGCCCTCGCCTTGAGGCGTCGGACTGCTCGCCCGATGGTGGTCTCATGCACCTTGAGCTCTTGGGCGATCTGTGCATATGTGAGCCCTTGAGCGGTCATCTCCTCGATGCGCTGAAGTTGTGCCTGCCTCTCCTCGGGTGTCGGCTGACAGAGCAGCTCAGGTGCCTTCTCACGAACGAGGGAGCGGAGGCGCTCTGGGTCAACCTTGAGGCTTTGAGCGATGACCTTCCATGACTGCCCCTGCTCTCGCAGGTGGGTGACGACTGTGAGGTCGATGATGCCCGCCATCCTGCCACGGCGAGCGATGGCGCCATCGGTGAGGATGGCTTGGGTCTGACCACAGATCCTCACCGCTCTGTCGAAGTCGCTGATGGGGTCTTGGTTGAGGAGGTACTGACGCTGAACGATGCGGTCCACCAGTCGCTCAAGCGTTGTCTCATAGGTCATCATCAGCTCCATGCTGCCAAGCGGCGGTCGTGACCTGTCATGTGGATCGGAGCGCGCACCATCTCTGCGAGGCGTGAGGCGGCGGCTGGGCTGTCGAACATGCTGAGGACCTGCTTGGGCTCAAGGTTGGTTGTTGTGACGATGAGGAGCTTGCGCGCTCGCCATCGCTCGTACATGGCGCCCAACATCTCTCTGCTCCTCTCCTTCCACCATGCTGTCCACTGCGCTTGACCACCGAGGCCACCAAGCTCATCGAGGAGGAGGAGGTCAACGCCGTTGAGCCAGGTCTTGAAGGGGGAGTCGCTGTCTCCCTTCCAGCTGTCCTTCTCCTCATCGAAGAGGCGCGTCTGCGTGGTGTACCTGACCTTGAGCCCGACCTCGAGGGCGGCGAAGGCGAGAGCATAGAGGAGGGTGGTCTTGCCGTTGCCTGGTTGACCATGGAGGAGCGTGTTGGGCGCAGTCGTGGAGCGCTCACCGGTGAGCCATGTTTTAGCGCTTTGGATAGCCCTCTGTTGCGTTTCTGAGTCCCACTCATAGTCAGACAGCCGAGCGCCCTTCGCATCGAGCGGGAGCGAGGCGTGGCGAACGCGAGCGAAGAGGCGGCGAGGGATCTCGCAGTGAGGGCAGGGGAGAGCCTCGGGAGGAGACATCGACAGCCCTCTGTCTTGCTGAATGAAGCCACCTGCACATCGCCCGCAGTCGGGGAGGCGCTTGATGGTGAGGTAGCCGTTGCTCTCGCTCCACCACTCATCGCCTAGAGCGGCGAGGGTCAGCTTGGAGTAGTCGGTGAACGGCTTGGGCTCGCGGAGGGCGGCGGTCGCCTTGAGCTCAAGGAGCAGGTTGATCTGCTCTTGGATGGCTTCAGAGTTGATCAGTCGTTGCATGGTCAGTGAGTCCAATGAGGTCGGTGTCAGTGCTCGTAGGTGAGCAGGAAGGCCTGAATGTCTTGTTGGTCGGGATAGATGAGAGCGTCTTGCAGTACATTCCTCAAGTGGAGGATCTGCTTCGGTGCATACCCCAACCCATCCAAGAGCTTGTAGTAGATGACCTGGTGACTGTAGCGCTGCGCTTGAGGGATGGTGCGCCATCGAGGAGCGGCGGCGGTCTCCGCGCGTGGAGTCTCTGAAGGCGGTGGAGTCATCACCACAGGTCTTTCAACAGGTCTTTCAACAGATCTTTCAACAGAAGAAACAGATAATACAGATACAGGGTAGTCAGCCTGACTAGTCGAGCAGTCAGATTGACTAGTCGAACTGTCAACCTGACTAGGGGTATAGTCAACCTGACTAGGGGTATGGTCAATCTGACTAGGGGTATAGTCAACCTGACTAGGCGCGAAATCATTAGACATTTTCAGCCGTGCTGTCTGCTTGCTGAGGCGCTCTCCCTTGATGCGCGTCATGCGCTCTTGAGCCATCTGCACGATCAAGCTGGCGTTGACGGTGAAGGTCGAGGTGAGCTCACCGAAGCGCGACTGACGCCGCTCACGAGTGATGAGGCCCTGCTCGACAAGCGAGTCAAAGCCTCGCTGAACTGAGCTCTGGCTCATGTGATAGACCTCAGCGATGTAGCTGATGGAAGCTGCACCTGTCCATGTCTCATAGGTCACGATGTCGAGCAGGTTCAACAACAGCTCTTTGTCCTTGCTCCCCTTGAGGGCGAGCTTCTTGGCTGCGCTTTCAACTTCAATCGCGCGCATGTGCACCTCCTTTCGGTGTGTCGTCTTGATAGCACATCCTCCCTCAGTCCTCAACATTATTTTGATGAGGCGTAAAATATCTCTTGACCTATCGTGAGAGAGGTTGTAGAACAGACGACACCGAAAGGAGACAAGACATGACCAAAGACGCCATCACTCAGCTCAAG